TGCGAAGCGAGATGTTGTAGTCGTACTGGTAGTCGTTGGCCCCGCCCGGCTGCGTCAGCGCACCCGATGGCGCGTAGTACGCGACGGTCAGCACGCGGTCGCGCCAATCCTTTGACGCATCGACCTTGACCTGCGTGGCCGACGACAGGGATGCCGCGGACGATTGCCATTCGCAGCCGTCACAGCCCGGCGCCGACAACACGTTGGCGTTGCTGCCGGAGACCAGCCCCACGGTGACATCCTGCAGGTCGTTTAACTGCGTGGACGTGATCGGTGCGTTGGCGGTGTAGGTCGTGATGCGTTCCATAGGTCAGCTCCCGAGCACTGTATAGTCAACGACCGAATCGAGGTAGCCGTCGCAGTAGAAACCGACCGCGTTGGCCGTCACCCCTAGGGTGTGCGCCGGTTTCATGCGTTCGATCATGTCCGCGATGCGGGCGCGTTTGGCTGTGTTCAGCAGGATCGCCCGCGGCACGACCACCACGAAGCGAAACACCGCGCGCGGGTCGACCGTGGTCGAGGGCGTCTCAACCACCGACGTTCCGCCGCCCGTGAATCCGTCGATCGCGCTCGCGATGGACTGCGGGGTACCCGCGCCGCTCGAACGGATGAACGCGAGCAGCCGCGTCTGGCGTTCGGCCAGCGTCAACGACGCATCGGGGAGCAGCCCGTACGCGGTCTCCCACTCGCCGACCATCGACGTGACGGTGTTTGCGAACGCCTGGTTGAGCAGGTCGATGAGCATCAACCGCGCATCGTCCAGCGAGGCCCCGAACGCGAGCGCGTCGGCGGCAGTCAGCGAGTCCTGCGGCGCTTGCCACCCCGCGCCGATGACGCGGAGCATCTGCCGTGCAATCGCCAGCGTCGCCGCGCGCCCCGTGGTGGACGCGGTCGGCAGCGATTGCAGGGCGCGCGTCATGCGTGCACCGACAGGGTCGAGAGGGTGTAAATCGTCTTCGCCAACGGCAGCAGGTTGGTCGCCGGGGTGTTCACGACGCACGACAGCACGCCGGGCACGGCGATCACCGCCGCGGCGAGCGAGCTCAGATAGATCGCGCCCGCGTCACCGTCCGCAGGCCAGCGTGCCGCCGGCGTGGTGTCGCCCGGCGCGAGCGCGTCGAAGAACGCGAACACCGCGGTGCGGATGGCCTGCCAGTTCGGGGGCGACGGGTAGACGGTCGTGGCCGTGTCGGGGAACCCCACCGGGTCGGCGGTCTGGTCGAACGTCGTGTTGCCGCCGCCGAACGTCGCGTTGCCCAGCACAACCGAGCGATACTGCCCGCGTTCGGCAGCCGGGTTCGGCGCGACCAGCGCGGACAGGCCTTCCTTCGCGAGATGGTTGCCCGCGACGACCAGCGACGTGTCCGTCGAGCCCGCAGCGCACGTCATCGTCCCGGTCCACGGGAACGCGTACGCGCCCGACATCACCAGCGTGAGGTCCACGATCGTCGGAGAGATGGACGGCGTCTCGACGGTCCAGTTGTCGCCGTCGGGGCCCATCGTGACGGGGCGTAACTGCGTGCCGTCGCCGGTCAACACGCCCGCGATGGTGCGGTCGCCGTTGATGTAGTCGATGATGTACGGCAGTGGTTCGCCCGCCGCGCGCGTCGACAGGTCATCCGAGGGGATCAGCCGCGTGTTGACGAGGTTATCGCCCTGCGCGGGGCCGACCGCGACCACGGACACGCAGCCAAGCGTGCCCGTCGTGCCGATGCCCGGAGGCGTCGCAGGCGGCTTCAGCAGCGGGTAGACGTATGCGTTCGCGACGGTGGTCCCGAGGTAGCCCGTGACCCACGAACGCCAGTCCGAACGGTTGCCGCTGGCGGGGCGGTCCTGCAACCGACCGAGCAGCAACGCGCGGTAGGCGTCATCCGTCGCCGGGCCCGTGCCGGGCACACAGGACAGCACCGACAGCGTTGCGTTGAGGCCCGCCGGGGCGGTCTGGAACGTCAGCACGGCGCCCACGCTGCGGTTGCCGCCGAGGCCCACCGCAACGGCCGTGAGGGCCACTGTCGCGTGCTTGCTGCCGTCGGTCGTGACGCTGGTCGTCGTGACGTCGTACAGCGTGCCGTCGGTGAACGACGCCTGCGTGTTCGCGGGGATCGTGTAGTTGGTCGCCGCCGCCGCGCCCGTTACCTGCGCGGTTAGTTGCGCGTATGTGCCGGAGGGGCGCGGGATGCCGTACACCACGCCGAACCGCTCGAGCGCGGCGGTCGACGCCTGATCGGGCAGGATGTCGCGCGAGACCTGCACGGCCTGCGCGTCAAGGGCCTCCTGGATGACCCCGATCTGCGAAGCGAGGAGGTACGCGTCCGACCCCTCCGAGGTGAGTAGCGTCTCGCCGCGAGCAGAATACTCGGCGGACCAGTATCCAAGGAGCTGATCTCTGATCTCGGCGCGGGTGCGGGCGGTGAATGCCACGGTCAGATTGCTCCGGTGATGCGCGTGCGTAGCAGCGTGGTCGCCCGCGGGTCGCGGTACGCGATGGTATACTCTAGGCGGTCGCCCGTTGTCACGGTGTCGACCGTGAGGTCGGTGATCTGCCCGCTGCGAACGTAGCGCCCCAGCCCCGCGAGGATGGTTGTCCGCGCGGTCGTTGCGGCGCCGGTCCCGAGCTTGGCGATGGACGCCCAATCGATGCCCAGCGTCGGCGCCACGAGGCACGCGCCGAGCTGCGTGCGAAGCGTCATCGCGACGATCTCTGCCATGGGCGCGGTCGACCGGCGCCAGTTGTTGCCGACCATCGAAAGTTCGCCCGTCGAGGGGACGCGGGCGCGGGTCACTGCGTAGGTCATGCCTTCACCTGTGGGGCGCCACTAGAGATGGTGCCAGTGAGTGTGATCGGGCCACCCGTGCACGGCCCGCCGCCGGGGGGCGCGATGATGGTCGCGATCTGGAGTGCTGTGAGCGTGACGGATACCGGGTCGGACGACCTCGCCACGCTCAGCGACCCGCCCGCGAGCACCACGTTGGTCCCCGCCTTCGGGGTGATCTCGATGCTCCCATCGGCGCGGATGCGAATCACCGCCGACGCGTTGCTCGACCCCGGCCCGTAGAGCCGCACCTCGCCCGCCTCGACGGCCTGCGACGGCGCGCCCTTGTCGATCACGGCGAGCGCGATGACCTGGTCGCCGATTCGAACGAATGCCGCCTCTGCGGTCGCTGACAACGACGGCGCGGCCATGAGCCCCGCGGGCTGCAACACCTCGACGGCGTCGATGCGTTCGGCCCCGTCGTCATCGCCCTCCTGCCCCGTGGCGGCGAGCTGCAACGTGGTCGCGCGGCTGTTGCCGCTGACCGTCAGCCCAAGCACCTTCCCGAACTCCACCGCTCCGAGGTCATCCATTGGTCGGCACCACCACCAGCGCCCCGAGGGGCAGCAATCGAAGTCGGGTTAGCGTGCCGCCCGTACGCGAGCGGCGGAACTCGATGCCAACGATGAGCATGTCTTCGTCCAGCGGAGAGCCATCGGCGGCGAGGCAGACGTCATCGCGCACCCTCGCGATGGTGTTGAGCGCGTAGAGGGTCTGCACGCCGTCTACGGTCTGCCCGTGGCCGTGCACGGTGCATTCGTACGTGCGGAAGGTTCGCATCGCCTCCAGCACCACGCGAGCGCCTTCCTGCGCGGCCCGCTGGCGGGTCCGTGCCTTCTGCGACCGCTGGTGGCGCGGCTGCGGGGGGAACGGGTCGAGGGTCAGGCCGCGGGAGATGCTGGGGTTGGTCAACCCGACGTTCTCGGTGATGCTCGCGGACCTCGAGGAGACGCCGGCGCCTCGACCGCCGCCCGTGTAGACCGCCACCGTGGTCGGTACGCTCTTGATAGAGATCGTCTCGCCGCCCGTGAGGATGTTGCCTTCGTACTCGTCTGTCCCGGTGATCTGTCGGCGGAACAGAACATAGGACGGCGTCCCGCTGGTCACAGGCACGTCGACCACCAACGCAAGCCCACGCTCAGCATCGGGCGCCACCCAAATGAGGTAGCCCAGTCGCGCGACGATGGACGTGGCGAATGACCACACCTTGTCGCCGGGCTGCGGGTGCGCGGTGTCGATGCGTACCGTGCGCGCCGAGGTGCGGGCCGTCCCTCGAGGGCCATGCGCGCGGCCAGAAGTCACCCGCACGTTGGCGATGCTGTCCACGACGCGCACCGGCACTCCAAGCGGGCCGAACACCTGCGGCAGCGCCGTCCCGAGCGACATGCTGGCGATCGACAACCTGGGGTCAGCGTCGAAGTCCATCGCGGGGCCAGCCAGGTCGCGACCCGAGAGAATGACCGTCGCGCCGTCCTTGCGGGACGCTTCGGTGCGGATGGTCTCGATGCGCCCGGTCAGTTGCGTCGCATTGTCGATAGACAGGGCCACGTCGTCGCCCGCGCGCACGAGGGTCTTGATGATGTCCCACGTCGTGCGGCGCGCCGCAGACCGCCAGAACGCAAACGTCCACGCGTTGCCCGATTGGAGCATGTCAAGCGTGATCACGTACTCATCCCACACGTCGATGGCCGTGCCCGACGTGCAGAGCAACAGGTCGACGTTGTGGTCGTACGGCGTCGGGTCAATCGTCATGTCGGCAGCACCGTCACGACGGTGCCAGCGGGGACCAGCAACGGGTCCGCGAAGCTGTTGGCGGCGTAGAGAAGCGACGTCTTGCTGATGTCGCCGTAGACGCTCGCAGCGATCTCACACACGCCCATGGCAGCGGGGACGACGAAGTACCGCACGCCTGCGATGCCCGGCGCGAAGCGCGCGTAGTAGCCCTGCAGCGAGACCCGCAGCGTCAACAGCGACGCGTATGCGGCGGCGGCATCAAGCCCCGTCATCGACGGTAGCGAAAGCGCCGCGTTGAGCAGCGAGAACATCGACGAGAAAGCGCCCTGCACCTCGGAGAACGGAAGCAACAACGACGACTCGAGCAGCGTCATCGTGCTGATGAACGACGGCGCGAGAGGGACGTATCCGGCCTTGCCCGCGGAGAGCTTGTCGGCGGTCGTGGCAAGGCTCTGCACCGTGGTCGTCGGGTCCGTCGTGACCGACCCGTCGAGGGTGATCAGCGCGGCGAGCGACGCGTTGTGCTCTTGCCACTGGACGGTCAGGCGTTGGCCGTTGCGAACCTCGGGCGCATCCTTCGTCGCCCAGGACAGAATCGCGACCTCGAGGGACCCCCACGTCGGGTGGATCAACGTCCCGATGGGGTGGTCCGAGAACATCTGCACGAGGTCGGCGCGGAGGTCGGGCCACAGCGTGCCGTACCGCTGAACGAGCGGCCCCGTGTTGAGCAACGGGATG